CGAAATCGCCTTCCATGGTCTTTTCCAGACCACGACGCATCAGCAGCTTCATACCTTCCGGCGTGTCAGTCTGTACCCACCATGCGGTAGCGGAGGTAAGACGAGACAGAACCGAAGCGCCTTGCGGCAGCAAACCAATCGATTTGATCGGGTTGATGTCGTTGTCGGCGGTGCCGGAACGCAGTACCGACTTCAGCAGGACTTCAGCTTGGAAGACGTTGCCAGGTGCAACAACCAGCTTCAGCGGTTGCAGGCGAATCTTCTTACCGTTGTTGTCCACAGCCTGACGAACTTGAATCAGCATCTGCTCCAGAGAAGTCTGGGACAGGTTAGCTGCAGAAGTCAGCAGGTTGCTGAAGGTACCATTGACGATGGGGTGGTTGGAAGCGTTCAGTGCAACGCCGTCACCACCGGGGTACGAACCATTGAATGCGCGATTCAGTACGTTAGCTGCCAGAGTTTCTTTGGTTTCGACCAGAGACTGCGCCAGGTGGCGAGCATAGACGTTACCAATACGAATGTGGTCGCCATCTTCCACCAGCACCTTGGTTAGTGCAAAGGCCAGACCGTAGACCTTATACACATAGCGCTTCAGGAAGAGAACGCCACCCTGCTGGTAGCTAACCGGAGTGCCGTCGGGCAGCTCAGGAGCTGCGCCGAAGCCGTACAGAACCGGCTCTTCATGGTAGTTACGGGGGATACCGGTTTGCTCACGGAACACTTGGCTCCATTCATCGGTACGCTGATCATAGACTCCGTCGAATGCTTCATTGAGAATTGGCTCAACAATCGAACGAAAGTCTGTACTTCTCATTGGGGCTGCCATAGTTTATGCCCTCCCTTAGATAGCGTTAAGAGTAGCGACAAACTGATGTTCAGCAATTTGTACACGAACGATTGTGTACGCATCGCCCCATGCGTTGTCAGCATACGGTGCCAGGTCAACAATACGCAGTTGGCCGTAAGTCGACGTACCAGTCAGCGAAGCCGACATGGTGCACTGCGACAGACCAGTGGTAGAAGAACCAGCAGTGAGGTTGGAGAAGTTGGCGTTGTCGCCAATCGCGGTTTGAGCAACAGAACCGTCGGCCTGGATTTCATACACGATCAGAGGATCATTGTAGAAATACGCAACGCACGAACCAGCCTGATATGCCGTATTGGCAGGCCAGTAGTTCGATACGCGACGACGACCGGTGGTGTCAGTCCACTCAACGCCAGCAAAGGCGCCAACGAAAGCTTCAGTGGAAGTAACAGGCTGAATAACGCCGTTGACATACTTAACGGGCTGACCCTTCAGGATGTCGGACGTGTAGCCCGAGGTAATACCATTGGCCAACGCTTGAGCACGTTCCAGTCCCGTAGGAAAGAACGCCGGGCGAAGACCGAATGGTGCAGAAGTTGCGCTCATAAAATGAGTCCTTTCACATTCGATTTCATCAAATGCTACTCAAAAGTAGGCATTTTGATGTGGGCGTTAGATTCCATGCCTTCGCCTTCAACCGATACTAGTGAACGACCCCTGCTGTCACGAGCGCCAAGCAATTGCTCTTGCTGAACTTTAATCTTTTCTTGCTCCTCGAGAGGAGCTTGATGATGCAGTTCATACATGATCTGTTGGTACAAGTCCATCGGCATCTTGTACAACAACATCTCATTGCAAGATACATAGCCAACATTCTCGCCAGCCTTTACTCGCAGATGCTCAAAGCCTGGTAACTCTTCGGCTTTTACAGGTTCATACCCCATTCGCATCCGTTTGTGGATGGGATCGTACTGATTTGATGAAGACAACCAGCACAAATGATAACCCGGAATTTCGGGCGGGGTCGGAAGTGCTTCTTGGAGCCACTCCGAGCGGAACATCTTACGACGCTCCTCGGAAAATGCAAAATTCGTTTCAGGTGCATCACGCTCGCGATCTTCTGCTGCACGGGTTTCACGGCCACCTGCTTTGAGATCCTTCTTAAAACGTCCGTCCATATTACCCCCTAGCCTTGTTTTGACGATCCCAGTCTGCAAATTTGCGGATCATCTTATTACGTTGTTCAATGTTCTCCCACATGCCTGCTTCTTTAATGGCAGCAACGCGATCGGGCGTCAAACGAAACTCATTAGGCCGACTACCACCTGATGATTCTCGTCCTGAACTCGTAACCACAGACCTTGGAGGTTTCTGATTTCGGTTGCGATCATTATATCCTTGACTTGAGCGATGTGGTAAATATTTTTGCAGCCGCTCGTCAAGCTCTTCCCAGTACTCTTCAGAAGTCGGATCAAACCCTTCTTCAGTCAGCTTACGGTCAATTCGCTGAGCAATCTCTGAATCAAGATCTTTGCCCTGCGGGTCGTACCAGGTATTGCGTCTCATCCAATCGGCTGCCATTCTTTGGACCATGGGGTCCGGCAGTTCGATATTGGGCTTCGTAGTCTGAGACATTTGCTTGGTAGCATTCTCTTTAAGCGTGTTAAGAGACTCCAGCTTACGCTGAGCCTCATACAGCATTTCTTGAGCTTGTACCAGAGAGTCGCCATCTTGTTGAGAGACAGCTTCTTTCATTTTCATTTTGGCAAACTCAACTTGCACGCCAGCGTCGTCAATGGCTTTATCTACTCGTGCCAGTTCAGCGCCAGATGTCTTTTTCTCAAGTTGAGCAATACGCTCTGCCAGTTCTGTATTTTGCTTTTTCAGAGCAGAAATCAGATGGTTGGACTCACGTACCTTTTCTTTGTGCAACTGCTTCTTAAGGCGACGCTCTTCACGACGTGCAGCACGAATGGCTTCACGCTCAGGATCATCGTCTTGAGGCTCATTATTTTGTGGCAGATTATTTTGTAAACTTCCACCATCATCATCGTCATCATCGTCATCTTGCGAATCGGCCTGTTGATTTTGATTAGGCGGCATCTCATCATCTGGCAAATGTACCAGAGCGGAACCATCTTGCTCTTCAGTGAGCTGGAGTTCCATTTTTTGTGTTTGATTCATAGTTCTACCTTTCTGCGTTTAGACAAACGCTCTGATGGCCAGAGGGTCCCCAGTACAGGCACCAATGAGTTCATGGTCATTAAAGAACGTAAAGAGGGCTTTGCCTTTCACGTCATTATGCTCATAGTCGATCTCCCAACGATCGCCACCCCACTTAGGTACACGCACGTAGTCGCCTACTTTGGCCCAAGCGCCTTCCGGCCAGGGCTCCATGGTATCCCGCTTGCAGAACGCAAGTGGTCCTATGGCAATAACTTTGCCAATCATGGTATTCCATTTCTCAGTTTCTTTGGTTTCCTCGACCAGGACGATACCGGACTTGGTTGCCTTCTCTTTGACAGCACGAAGTTGTACCAAAACACGAGCACCAAACGGGCGCATCAACGGATCCACAACGGGGAACGCTTCATCGAGCGTCTGTTCTACGATATCATTCGACATCTCTTTTTTCCTCTTCTAAAAGCATATCAAGAATCGATAAAGCCTCTGCCAGGCCTTGGTAATGGCCGACTAAACGCTGATAAGACTCATAATTGACTGGCGTTCCTGCATGAAGAACCGCAGTAATTTTGTCTTGCTCAGCTTTTACTCGGCCAATGTAGTCCGATAGAGTCTTCATCAGCGACCGCGACCTGACTTCCGCATAGGTACTGCAACTGCGATAGTTAGACCGGGACCTTTAGAGCCGCCGCCTTTTGCAAAGCGAGCGATCTTTCCGGTTGGTTTACCCAATGGCTCTTTTTGTGAAGAGTCATTGATCAGCGTACGAGTCTTGCTCTCAGGCATGACCTTACCGCCATCTTTGTAGCCTTTAATACCTTTGCCAGGTGCTTTGGTGATAGACTCACCACTACCCATGGCAAGGCGCTTATGCATGTTGATTGCTTCATCAGACATAATGGTCTCCTTAAAAACCGTGTTTGTGTTTCCCAGTTGCGGTACGACCAAAGCCGTGCCAGTCTTTGACGCTACCCCCTGACTTATAGCTAGGTTGTTGCGACATTGCTTCTTTTCTTACTTTACTCAAAAGATCTACATCTGTTTTCTCAATCTTTGGATCAGGCAAATCATACTTAGTACGAACCTTGCCGAGTAAATCCAGACCTTTGGGTGAAATGAAAGTGTCAGACATTGTCAACTCCCATTTGTGATTGCAGTGCTTGTTGTGCGCCAAGTACTGTTTTGATTTGCTCATGCTGCAAATTAGCAGCGCTATGGTCAAGCTCTGCGGCCTTAATACGCTCAGCGGTAAGGTTCTTTTCAGTGTTCATCACCAGCTTAGTGTTCTCAGCTTTCTCAGCCTTGGCTGCATCCAATTGCAGACGCTGTACATCCAGCATGGCGTCAGTCTGATCCTTGGCTGCCTTGCGCTGAGTCTCTGCCATTTGCACATCAACCAGTGCTTTGACTTCAGGAGGCATAGGCGCTTGGCCTGACATTTGCTGCATCATTTGCAATGCTGCCATAATAACAGGTGGCAATTGAGCAAACGTCTCTTGGGAATCCATCATGACATGCTGTGATGCTGCAGCCAAGAGCTTATCAGCCGCAGGAGGCAGCATTTGCTCTTTCATGACGTTGAAAGAACGACCTAACGCAGCTGAGGCGTAAGTGTCAATTTGATTGAGATACCACAGTGTGACGTGCTGCTTCAAATGCTCAAGCGCTGCAGGGATATACACCGGGGCTATGATGGGGTTGGCACCATACAAAGGATTCTTCATATAGTCCAACAAAACCTGGATGTGAGATAAATGATCCTGATGCGGAAAAGCGCCAACAGGTTTGCCTACCGTCATGGCTACATTCTCAAGAGCCGGGTTCATATCCTTGACATTCTGCGGATCAGGTAGAACCTCATTGACATCCGGAATCTTGATCTGCTTAAGGATTCGCTTCTCAACCGCAATGCGGTTATACAAATCAGGATTGGCTTGAGCACGAGCTGCCAATGCCTGAATTTGTGCGTAGCGCTGAGTCTCTGAGAAGATATGCGGGTCAGATACCGGCACAATATCAGAGTTCTTCTCAAAGTCTTCTTTACTAACGCCAATTTCTTCAGCAATGTCGTTCTTTTGTTGGTCGTCCAAGTACCAACGATTGAGACGAGCAATGACACGCAATACACGACGTTGAGACTCATGCAGCCTTGCATGAATTGAGCTAAACACCGCAGCGCCTTGCTCAATCAAAGCTTGTGTTGTACCTACAGGAGCTTGAGAATTGACATCAGCAATCTTTTCTTCAGACGTTGTTACCACACCCTTAGCTGCATCAGTCAGCCAGCCTAGCAATTGGAACAATACTGGGCTTGGCGGATTGAATGGCACCGGCATAGCTATCTTGCGGATGTCATCAACTCCTGGCGCTCCCTCAATTTCTGCAACTTGAGTTGGTTCGATAGTGGTGCTCTGACCCGAGATCTTAGCCCCTTTGAGCTTGAGCATTGTGGGGGCAGTGTTAATATGTGCACTATCCAACAAGGCACGGAGAGCACCAGTAAGAGCAGCACTAAGGCCACCAATGAGATGAGGGAATCCAATTGCATAAGCGCCTCGCCAAGGAATAAACTTAAATTCGATAATCCAATCGAGTTTAGACATTGTGTCATCGCCATACTCCCAGTTGCGATACAAGCCTAGTACATCGCGAGTTAGCTCATCAACCATTAAAATGTAGGGCGCACGCTCGCCTTTTGAGTAACTATCATCCTCATGCTCAAGCCAAGTGTAGATATGGAAGACACGACGTATGCCATCAATATTCTCCGCTTGAGATTTCTTACCCTCAATCTTATTAGTTGCTTTCTCGGACGCTGACTCTTCCGGCTCCATACTGGCACGGTGGATGTTGACGTCTTTGTACAAGCCACGCGCAATACGAAGCTCAAACTCTTCCTGCGTAATGTCTTGGACTTCGGTAATGCGACCTGCCGTATAGAAGTTGCCAGCTGCAAAAGGTAAATAAATATTGTCAATGGGCAAAAACTCTACGCATGGGCGTTTCTTTTGCTCGTCGTACCAGATCTTAAAGTATTGAGAGCCGCCCAATGGAATTTGAGTGAACATCTGCTCTTGCTCATCTCTAAACTCCTCAATCTGCTCAGTCAACTGCCAATTGAGATATTCTTTTTTACGCTCAGCCTTGGTGGTTTTTTCCTCAGTCACCTCACCAAAGATCTTAGTGCGAACAGGGCCGTCCGGTGGAAATAGTTCTTTAATTGCGCGTGCTGCAAAGTCAACACAGGCCTCAGCCATGACTGGGTGTACAACCTTGGATGCGCCTTGAAAGGATGCTCCACCAGGGGCGTCGTGCCCCAGGCCTGTTCTACGGATGCCATCCTCGTACTGCTTATCGCGCTCAGCACGAGCATCTTTGTCTTTGTCGATAAGCTCGAGATACTTGGTGGCCAAAGAGCTGGCTTCATAGGATGGCATATCATCAGCCAAGTTGGCGTAGAAGTCAGGCTCATCTTCTGGGCCTTTATGGTCATCCATGCGCACGATAACCGAGCCATCAGGCAACTCTTCAAAGTCATCCTCATCCGGCTCTTCTTGATCAAAGATGTCGTTGAATTGCTGCTCATCATCCTCATCGGAGACGGGCCCAATGAAACGATTGTAATCCTGTGGGATCGGCATCTCAGTTGCCATTATGCTCTCCGAAGTAACTCAGCCCGCATGGCGGGAATTGATTTTGTCATTTGCACTTTTTTCTTGACGGTGCCACCCTTGGCGTAGCCTTCAATACGATGTTCAATAACACGAAGCGCGTATTCAATAAGATATGGGCTTTCATCGCCAAAAAATGCTGTGGGATTTTCACGCATTGTACTGATAAAATTTTGACGTTCTTCATCAACATTGACGCCCGCAACATGCGCTTCTTGCATGGTATTGAATAGTTGATCACGTAAATGCGTAATTATTTCGCCTACATTGCCAAAGTCTGCAGGCGTTAAAAACTCAATCAATGCGTTATTAGACATGCGCATAATAGGTTGTGGCATGGGCTCATCTGCAGGCAATGTAGCGCCACGATTGTTGATATCGGTCCAATCAGTCTCAAGACCAAGATCATCGTACAAGTTTGCTAAAGGCTCAACTTGTCCACGTAATTGCGGTACTTGCACTTCAGCAGGGGGTGGTGGTAATTCTTGTGCTGCACGCAAATCGCGTATACGATCATTGACTGCGCGTATAGTTCTAAATAAGTGTTGGTGTACATCTCTAAAATCTTGCAAAACACGCATGTTCTCAGGTGTCATCTCCTGACTCTCTAAGACTGCGATAGTTTCTTCAGCACCAGTTAGTCTAGCCATTTGTTGATTGCCATAATTCATCAACGCCTGCGGGTCATTGGCAATCTCAGGGGGTATCAAATCTGGCGTAGGCAATGTGGGTTGCAATTGAAGTTCTGCAATACGACCTTCAATTATGTCAATTGCGTCAATTACTCGATTTTCTTCTGCACGCAATCTAGTACGCGCGATGTGTTCTTCACTACCAGGTTGTAAATCTTGCTCGTATATTACACGTGCCAAGTCTTCATCTTGCTCACGTATATATTCAAGTTGATCAACTCGTTGATCCAAAAGATCATTTAGCGCTTGTAGATTATTGTTAATTTCAGCGGGAATAATGTCTGTATTAGACGCAACAATAGGCTCAGTCGTAGGCACCACGTTACCACTATTTTGCTTCACAAACTCATCAAACTGTTTTTGAGTCATAAAGCGTGGCGCTGTGCTATAGTCAATGCTGCGTATAACATCAGTAGGCACGTCAGTGCGACGCTCAGCATTACGTGCCAATAATCTAAAGTCGGTATTATTTTTTGTATCAAATACGCCAGCATTCTCGGATACATTGTTTGACATAGATTTGATATTGTCGGCATACCGATTCATATACTCAGCTACGTCATTGCTGTACTCGGAATTGATTTGCCCATTCTTTGCACCCGATACGTAGCCTACGCTATACCCACCTTCTCTACGCGGCGTTAGCTCAATGGTTACTACGGGCAATCCAGTTTGAGTATCACGCATACTGGCCAAGCGCTTATTGCCTTCAATTACTGCCTGCACATATGAGAATTCAGAAGGATCTTTGCCGCCTGTGAACTCATCTTTTGCAAAATCAAAGATAGGCTTATAGCTTTGTTTTGCATCTGTAAACAAGTTGCGTGAGCCCTCAGGCGCTTGTCCACATTGACCGACGCAATGATCCAATACCAACGTATCCAAACTTAGTACTTTGGCAATCGTATCTGGACTCATGCTTGAGTCCATCTCAATAACTTTGGTCTTAGGTAAAGTAATTTGCGCCAAGCCCAATTGTTTCTGGGCTGCATCAAGTGTTTTTTGCTTTGCCATCTGCGCTATTCGAGCTTCTTCTGCTTCCTTGACCATGCGCTTCTCAGCGCCTTTGCGTACGTACTTCTCAACGGTCAAATTCTTGAGCTGATCAGTCGGTATATTGCCTTGCACTACATCATTGTAGAAATCTTGTGCAATTTGGCCAAACCCTAACTCATTTTCTAATTGAGTTTCTCGGCCTGCGTATATTGTCTCACCCTCCGCTGCACGTGTAGCAGATGGATAGAACGGCTGCTCATATGGATCAATATCGCGTTCTAAAAATTCTTTTGGCGTACGTGGGATAACTGCCGCATCGGATATTGTTTCATACGCCATGCCCGTTTTTAAGTCTTCAATTTCTTTTTCAAGCTGCTGAATTTGACGCCCTTTGACTCGTAATGGATTGGTCAAGGCCGCGTATTCAGGAATCGTTGCAGGGTCTACGCCTCGAGCTTCAGCTTGTGCAAGCAACGTATTGCGTCGATCTTGCATTGCCTGCAACTCATCTTGCGCAACAAGCAATTGCCCCATTTTCTCGTTTGCTTTTATGCCTACAAGACCTTCTGCTGGGAACCCTGCGGCTTCACGAGAAGGCCGCACCCAACTAGGTTGCACATACGAAGCCATTTCACGTACACGTGCGGGTGACTCATACGTCAAACCTTGCGCCGCCAACGCCACCAATGGGTCACCTTCGGTGCCTACATTACGAACCAAGTAATTTGAGAAAGGGCCTTGCAGCCAATCTACAGCGGCAGCGTGGCGTTGTGTGAAGTCAGTAGGCGTTATAATATTTGCACCTGTGCGCTCGGCTACTGCACGCACTTCAGGTAAATTGAGATACTGAGTGTAAAGCTCCATTGTCTTAGCTGCATTGGCGTTGCGCTCAGTGTATGCCCTATCAAATGCTCGCCTTGCATCTAATGGGCCAAGATCTGGGTACATTTCCATTTTACGCTCTGTTACGTACTCACGCATGCCATCTAGTATCTCGTTAGGCAGCTCACTCTCAACGTAATTACGCCATTGCGTAAACAAATTATATGGACTCAATTCTCGAGACGCACCTGCAACTGATCGCACAATATTGGTCGCTGGGTCCACACTAAAGCTTGCGCCCATTGCTGTCTCAGGCTTGGTAGGCTGTATTAACTTTGTGCCCTTTTTGCGTATTGCGTATATCTCAGGCGACGTGGCTGCGGCAAATGGCGACTCATCCTGCAGACTTTGGCGTCTCTCACTTATGCTGGCCCACTCATCTGCCAAGCTTTGCAGACGTGAGCCAATCGTTGGTTTGCCTGTGATAGGGTCAATGCGCTGAAAGCCAGTTTGCGCTGCTTGGAAATCAGCAGGCACTTCTCTCAATTGCGTAGCCAAACGCGCGGCGTCACCTTTCAATGCCAAGACATCAGAGCCTGTGAGCATAGGGCGACGAGGTAAACCACCGGGCATCATCGGCCAAGCATGCGGCAACTTGGATTCCTCAAATGCTTTGCCCATAGCTGACGCAAACTCAGCGCCTTGTGGTGTTTGCATTGGTGCTGTATTCTTCTCAAGCAATGCATTGACTTCAGGCGTAGAGGTTTTACCTGTAATCAATGCTTCTATGGGCGTCCGCACCATCATTTGGAACGGGTTACCGAAGAGCGTATTGGTTACGTCGGAGACCTGCTGTGGCAATGTAGCCATGTCACGCTGCAACGACTCAAATCTTGAGATGGGCTTTGCAAGAGGCGTAGTTAAGCGGTAATAGATATCATCGATGCTTAAAGGCTTTGCGTCAATGGCTTCCAATTGCTGCATAGCCGCAGACTTAGGCCGCGCCAAAGGTGATCTTGCTTCGAGCTTTGCGCCTAATGCAGCTCGCATTTTTGCAATATCAGCAGGCGTATTGCCAGCACCTGCGCCATCATCGCCTACATAATTACCTAACGCGTCGTATATGGCGGCCATGGTTAGTCCTCAAAATTACGTAAGACTTCATTAACAGCGTCTTCATCGTAATATGGATAATGCGTATCTAAAAAGTCATGAATTTGTTCAGGTGTAAAGTCATTGGAGCGTAGCCATTCAGCAATGTCTGCTGCATCAGTAGATACCCCATAGCGCTCCATTAAATTAAAAACATGCGATGCAGGCGCATGGTCAATGAGATCACCTATACGATACATTAGACTATCATATTCATCCATCAAAGCTTCGTATTCTGTATGTTCAGAATTCTCCAATTCATCAATACGATTACGAGTTTCATTATGCAAATTTACAAGATCTTTGGGTAAATTTTCAACACCAAGCTCATTACGCAACGCGTCATATTCAAATGTAAGAGCATCATCACGTGCACTGTTATAAATTTGCTCGCCTATTGCGCCTTTTAAGACGTCCCATATATCAGCGTATGGGTCTTTAGGCGCCGCCTGCGTTGTTAGTTCCTGCAATGGAAACTTTTGAGACGTTTCTGCCAGCTTAGCTAATTCAGGTACGGCGCCGCGCAATGCCATTTGCCCCGCAGTACGTGCTGTATTGCCTAAGAATTGGCGCCTTGACATAGGCGTTGTTAACGCTTTATACGCCATTGAGCTTAATGGCGCCTGCGCAGGAGTTGGTGCGGGTGCAACAGAAGAAGGCGTACTAATTGCGGGAAGTTGTGTGCTAGGTTTTTGCTCTGGAATGTCGTTTAAGCCTAAAATGCGACGACGTTGTATATCAACAGGCGGCGCAACAGGTTTAGGCTTAGGCCCTTTCCCAAACCAGCCTACCTCCAAAGCCATAGGATTGCCGCGCAACAAACTCGCGCCATCATCATATGTAGGCTGCGTTTGTCGCGCCAAATACTCAGCATACAAACGCGCTAAGTCTTGATCATTAGACGGCATAAGGGTTTACCCTCTTTGGCTTTGTGTCGTCGGAATATTGACTCTCGTCATTGTATACCGGATCAATGTCCAAGAATCCCATATCTCTCAAAATTCTCAAAGCTTGAGTCGTGGCATCAACCAAGTCGTCATGTCGAACTTCAGGGAAAGCACAAAGCTGACTGATCAAAGGTTCCACCCAATCACGTGCAAAGCCGGACTTCTTCATCGACTCAGGCACGTAGACACGACCCCGCTTAATGATGGGAGCCACGATGTTCAGCCTTTGCATCTTGTCTGCCATCCCCGGGTTGTAGCTCCTTACTGGGACTCCGGCTCTTTGGAGATCTTGAATGAGACTGATACCGGCCGACTTATCTTCGATAAGTACAAGGTCGACCTTCTTCCCGTGCCCAAACTCATTTTCGTCCCCATAAATCGACTTAGACTCTTCAACAACTTTTGGTCGTAAGTCGGGGTACTGCAAATGCTCTTCCCAGCAGTCAACGACCATTGCTGCAAGGGGCTTGTCTTCGGAGGGCTTGAAGATGCCCAAAACGACACAGGCTGTCGGGTCGTTGTGAGTCTTGTCCGAAGTAGCACAATCGTAGGACTGTACGACATACTCAAACTTCGGGAGAGGCTTCTCAGCAGGCCAGAGCTTGAACCAGTCACGCTTGATGATACCCGCCTCTTCAGGGTCGATGATCTCGGCATGAATCTCTTGGCGCCCAAGCTTGGTCCCCTCGTACTGAAGAATTTGTTTCTGGAAGGTCGGAGCGAGGTTCTGGAGGTTGTCGTAGGTACTGGCCGTGGTGTACACCACATCCTGACCATCGCGTGCCACCAGATCCACAATAAGAGGCTTGGGCTTAGGTGTTGTGGTACAGATCAGCCGAGGGTTCTTGCCAAGCCGCAATCCGAATTGCAACATATCCCAGGCATCGTCCAAGTAGTCCCATGCCGCCAACTCGTCAAGCCACCCGCCATGGAACTGAGGACCACGAAATCGTTCCGGTTCTGAAGCGGGGATGCCTTTGATGATAGACCCGTTAATGAGTCTCAATTCGTGAAGAGACTTGGTGTAAGTCTCAATGAGAGGCTGGGGTATGACATTAAGCAGTCCGGAGTCGCCTTCAAAGCAAACATCTCGAACATCTCCGGATGTTGGCGCTGAGACCAACCATCGTGTGCCAGGGTGAGACCATGCTTCCCACCACACCCACTCGGCTGCGCACCGAGTCTTTCCTGCTCCACGTCCTGCAAGGAGCAACCACACACTCCACCAATCGCCTGAAGGCGGAATCTGATGCCGCCCAGCTTTTGTCAGCCATCTCACTCGCGCCAAGGTGGCGGCTTTATGCTCCGGCGGAAGCTTGTTGAGATCCGGCCCTTTGCGTATCTTCTCGGCTAATTGCTCACTTACCTCGGGACTCAGCATCGGATTGTCTCACAGCCAAGAGCTCATTCAACAGCTCACCTGCGAAATCATGCGTATGCTCAACTTTCACAGGCCCATCATCTTTGCCAGTGAGCTCAACCTTCGAGTTCTCACGATAATGCTCGGGGAACCGAGCTGCCATGCTTCGTGACCAGAGACCAGTGTTTAGCTTCGGACCGCCCGGCGTCTCAATCATGTGAAGATGCGCCATTTGCTCCCAATACGCCAATGCGTCAAGACGTGCTATGCTCAAGGCGCGTTGAAAATCCTCGTGAACAATTTCCCAATTGGCAAGGTTGGTAGGCGTAATGCCAAGCTCTGACGCAATCTGCCAACGCGACAACCCTTGCTTGCCAAGCTCAACGATTCTCTCGCAATAAGCCGGGTCGTACTTGGTTGGACGTCCTAAAAACTTTCCGTTTTTTGATGGAGTCTTGGTAGTCATGGCTCGGATTTTATCCTCATTTTCGAAAAAGTAAATACAGTAATCAAACTATCAACGGGTTACAAAAAATGGTTTCACCTAGCCAGAACTCTCTATATACGAGTGCATATATATATAATATTTATTTTTTATATTTTTTTAGATTTACTGTAACCTTCTATAACCATGTAACTTCCCAATGGAGCCAAAGGCTTTGAGGGTTACAAAAAAGTTTCAGGTTTCACCCATTTTGATACAATTCAATCAACTATCCTTCCAACTCTGACAATATTGCTTTTTCAGTAATTGCTACAATATCAACCCAACTACGTTGTGTAACCTTCGATTGTGTAACCACAAAAGTTGTATATCGATGCGTTTTTCCGTTAATTTTGACGACTTTGCTGGGTTCACTTTCGCCTTGAGCCTCCATAGCGCGTCTAATATACTGCGTTTTTGCACGTGCGTCGTACCCCCATCTTTCGCATAAAACAGATAGTTGCGTGGCAGTAAAAGCAGCTTCTCCGTTGCAGTGCTCACGTGTCCAGTCAGCCAATTCTTTGGCAAAAGCTTCCAGTGGAGACTTGCTTAGCTCAATCGCTTTCCGCTTGTAATCCGTCATTGGCGCTGGCGCGTAGGGATCAAAGTCTGAGATATCACGACTCAAATACCAGTCCAAAACGTGAGAGAAGCCGCTGCCTTGGTTGGATCGAGCCCAGCGCATCATGGCACTAACACGTTCCAGAATGTCTTGTTGACTGAAGGTAGGGCACTTATAAATAGCTTCTCGGCGGCTACTGGCGCCCATGTGAGTGATGTAGGGCTTATTGGATGTGAACACGTAGTTCACATAATTCTTAACGGTATATTGAGCGCCATATTTATTGTTAATGAGAATCTCTTTGCCGGTAATGAGATTCTTTAGTTTGGCGCTGTGGTCATCTCTGTCTGAGCTTGGCTCATTGACCACCACAAAGATTTTCCCTTTCATGACGCCGTTAAAGTTGGAGAAAAGATCATCTGGCCCAAGTGCTGCAGCAGGTGCGTTCTCTCCCATGCCTAGCATCTCAGCAATGAACTCAGGAATGGCTGATTTGCCCATACCTTCCATGTCATGAATGAATTGAGGCGTCGTATTATTACGTCTCCATGGGTATTGAATGACATTGGCTACCCAGTCATGCCAGTATTTGACAAACTCCGGCTCGGCCTGAAAGAAGTAATCACAAAACTCAAGATAAGGGCTAGGGTCTCCAGGTATCGGCTCATGCGCCCAATCTTTGAATAGGTTGTATTTCTTATCCGGCGTAATCTGTAGCCCTTGGAACTCCGGGTACATACCCACCTGCTCTATTTTGCAGCAACGTGGCCATTTCTTATATTCCTCCAACAGAGGTATATCTTTGGTGGTGACATTGCCCCGACTGCTGGTATTGACCTGAGTGAAGTACTGTTGCGCACTATCTATTTTGGCTTTATTCCAGTTGAGAATAAGACCATCCTTCAGACGAATCACATCGCCATTGAAGAGAGCATACTGAGTCTTGAACTCATAAAGCTTAGTTTCCATTGTATCAACGCCATTCATAATGGCCGAGGTCGTTGTTACAACACTGGCAAGGCTACCCCCCGATAATAGATGGTCATCAATGGCGTATTTAGATCCGACGCCAGGTCCGAACTTGCCAACGCGGCAAAGATGGACTACAGCTCCAAGGCCGCGTAGTGTGACGGCCAGCTTAGTCTCAGCCATAGCCACTTGCTCATTGGGCTCACCATTTTCCTCTTTGCCGTCATAGTCGAAGATGATGTAGACCACACGATGCTTTTCTTGAAAGCTGGTTTTGCGTTTCCAAGCAATTTTCATCAAGTCAGAATGCAAAGGCAGACCAGATTTGTCAGTCCAGCTGGTAACACCTGCCAGGCCAATAGGCGCGTAGAGGCTGCCGTCAGCGGTAATTTGCTTCAGAATCTGGTAGGCTTTGAATTCCCCTTCGGTGATGATGATGGGGATATCCACATCCTGTGCAATAGCTTTCCAATTGGCGCCAGGTGGGAAATAGATATGAGAGCCTGATGCTCTGGGCTGAGAGTATTTCATCTTACTCTTGGGGAAGAGTAATCTTACTCGATTGAAGCCAGTAGGCTGGCCTGAGAAATCATAATAAGGTAGTTTGACTGACCACTCTTTGGTGTGCCCTAGAAGATCATATGTCTCTTCGGGTGTGAGTAATTCTAGGCCGAGAATCTTGCAATCGGCATCATTAAACTGTCTGTCGGCGGTGAAGCTGGTATATAATTGCTCAGGTGATGTTGTTTGGGCGGCGAAACCGGATGACATTCGTAATCCCTGTAGTGAAAGTGAGGCTCTCTATTGTGCAGATAGAGAGCCTTATTTTTTATCATAACTGCGCGAATCAGATTTTGCTCGTTCAACAATCAGACGTCCGCAATCTCAGAATGTAAGTGCCACCTTGCGGCAGCACCTGCTACTATTATATTCATCATCCATTGTACATGGATGAAAAATGTATGTAATATTTTCTTTGTGTAATACTTGACTGTTGAAAGGAGCCTTATGTCTCAACTACTCTCTATCATAATCATCCTCTTCTGCGGCGCCATCGTGGCTGCACTCGCAGTGATTGGCTTTTTATATCTAATGGACGCATTGGAGATGCGTGATCCTTGGGACAATGACAATGACTGATGAGAAACTACGTGCTGCAGCTCGAGACTTAGGCGAGAATGTGTTGTGGCTTGTCGAGCAAATACTGATCAAGCACAACGTGGCCATATTGGAGAGTAGTAAAGAAGCTATTGACGACGCTGTGGCAGCTGAACGTGAGGCGTGTGCAAAAGTGGCAGAGGCGTATGAGCCAAGGTGTGATATCTGTCCAAGTGGAGTTGCCAATGCTATACGTGCAAGGGGTAAGAAATGAAGCCACAGACACTTAAAATAGGTGATATTGTGGTTACCGATACGTACGTTAACGCAACTTTATGGCGTATCACTAAGATCCTTGAAGGCGACGTGGTTGAGGTAGCTTTGGTCAAGTTTGAAGGTGATGAGCCTATTGATGGCATATATCCTTTGCGTGATTTTTTCCATCTCAATACCAAGCAAAAAGAGGAATACCGTGAGCGATTACAAGAATATAGAAGCAGAGCTAGTAGAGAAACAAATAGCTGATGCTGCGTCTATCTATCTTTTTGAAGGTTGGTACTTCATCACCGACTTAGAAAGAATGATCGACGAGGCAAAGCAAGGCAAGCGCGTAATGAAAGGAAACATTAGTGAATGACGTATATAAAATCAAAAGTGATCTTTATGGCCGCAAATATTGCTCAAGCTGTCGTATGCACCAAGAACAGATCGGGGGTGAGTATAAGGCTACAAGGTCTACAAAGCGATGGGTATGCATACATTGCTTAAGACGTACACGCGAATCTGGTTTCTCAACAATAAGGAAAATGACCCATGGTCACACCACGCAGTGAATCATATGAATCTAATGCGCTTTTTGAGTATCTCAAAAACAAGTACAACTTGCAAAGTGATTACGCTTTGGCTAAGTTCTTAGCAGCTTCAGCACCAACCATAAGCCGCATAAATAATGGCAAGCGTACTTTGACGCCTAAGATGATCCTTTACATTTATGACCGTACAAGTTTACCAATCAACGACATTCGTGCCATGTTTAAAAAGAAGATTGCAAAGGATAAACTATGAAGCAAATGCATAAAGAATTAGCACGTGCTGTGCTGGCTTACGATGCCGCTATACAGCTTTGCGCTGATGATCCTGAAAAGATGACCGCATTCTGCACGTCTGAAGGTGATAATCTGGATGATCTATATTTCCGCATGATGGAGTATGCGCGCTTCATACTCTCTCAACCAGAGCCTACGAACAATCTGCCACCTAATGTTGTGCCATGGAAAAAAGGAGACGCAAATGGCTGAGCTCAGCAACTTTCAAAAACAATTCTTGGCAGGCTCCGGCCAAGTCCAAGTCTTTACGCAAAAAGAATTCGATGATGCAATGGCTTTGGCTAAAGCTGAAATCATGACTGTTGCCATTGAGACCACAAAGCAGGCCATTTTCATAGAAAGAGATGAGTGCGCCAAGATCGCCGAGGCAGAAGGGCAGCCAGATATTGCCGAGAAGATAAGGAATCGTATCCCTACGCAGCGGCAATGATACAGTTTGACAACTATTTGCGCACTTTTTTCGTAAATTTGTGCACTTTACCTGTTTCCAAGACGAAAGATTGGTGTACTATGCTCATGTAGCACCCCACTTAACTGAACTTGGAAAGGAATACATCATGGCTCACATGCTTGCAACCACTGCATCCGGCAAAGCCGCAATGGCCTACGTTGGCGACACCCCTTGGCATGGCCTTGGCCAAAAGCTGACTCACGACGCATCACTCGAAGTTTGGGCCGAGGAGTCTGGTCTGGACTTTATGATCCAATCTGCTGGCGTCCAGTTTCAAACGCCAAACACAGCATGGTCAAAGCAGCAATTGCTTCCTTATGAGGGCAAGAAGGTTCTTTATCGCGCTGACTCCAACCTGCCACTTGGTCTGGTCTCAGATAAATACAACATTGTGCAGCCAATGGAAGTGCTGGAATTCTTCCGTGACATGATTGGCAGCATTGCACATCTGGAAACTGCCGGTGTCCTTCGTAATGGCGCCCATTATTGGGCATTGGCCAAGATGGATGGCGAGTTCTCTGTGGCTGGCGACAAAGTGGCTCAATATCTCCTCATGGCTTCCAGTTGTGATGGCTCTCTGGCCACTCAGG